GCTTTTACGCCATCACTTTGCGCCACGGTCATCACGACTGCACGCTTGGCATCATCGCTCTCGCCTTGTGCCTTGATGATTTCATACTCGTCGTCAGTCAACCAGCGCACAGGCTTGAAGAACAACTTGGGAGACTCGGCCTTGGTATCAAAGCGCATCTCGGTCACGATTTGCTCAGGATTCACAGGAGGGTTCTGCACCGCCAAGTAGCGTGCATACGCTTGCAATGGGCGCTTGTCACCTTCTTCTTTACCGAACACCGAAGTGGCAGGCAAGGTCAACTGCATCACATCGCCTGATGGATTGTCAGCCAGCACCACAGCCAAGCGCTGTTGGTAACGGCAAGCACGGCTATTACCTTGACCTGAACCGGCTTGGTTCTTGGGGCAACTCATGCAGGTTTCAGCTTGCTTGTTCTGAGAAGAAGCCTCGGGGCGTTCGCCGTCATTGCTCCAGCAGTCAGGGCCAGTGATGTTGTCGGCATCGTACTGGGCGGCGTAGAAGATACGGCTAACCTTGGGGGCAGCTTTCACAATGATGACTTCCAGATGGCGATCATCCATAGAGGCAACTTCCTTGCCACCAGCTACCAGACGGAACACGCCGCCTTTGATAGAGATGCGCTTGGTGTTGGATACGCTGCCGCCTGTGAGGGCTCTAGCAGTGTCGGACAACTCGTTGTTACGAGCAAATGCAGGTACGTTTGCAGACGAAAAAATCGTTATGTTTGACATATAAAACTCACTTGGTTGGTTTGGTAATAACAATGTTGAACTCCGAAATGGAATTCAGTCCGGGTGGTAACACCCCCGGGTTCTCTTCGAGGAACTGCACCATGTTGGTCTGCGCGATACGCTTCTCCAACAACTCAACAGCGCCATGCTCAAGGATGAACTCCTTGAATGAACCCCAGTCGTTTGTAGAGTAGCGCGTCGATTGACGCATGGACACAGTCCCAAAGGGACTTTTCAAAGACGAGACACCAAGTGCCTGCATTTGATCTTTGAGTGCAAACTTAATTTCATCTTGCGCGGACTTGAGTTCTTCCAGTTTGGTGTCGTACTCTTTGGTCAGCGTGTCAACTTCAAGTTTGATCTTGCGGTAAATCTTTACCAGTTTATCTATTGGGATTGAGTCTTCACTCATTTACTTCTCCTGTTGTTGTTTGTCTAAGGTTGGACAGTTTACACGTTTGCGTTTAGTTTGCAACCCCCTTTCATGAATTTATTTCTATCTCGAACATTTGGGTAAGAAGTGAGTTATCACTTACCTTTCCCTCCAATGCTTTGAACATCTTGCGCTCAATGGGTGAGCCTTGAATGTGTATGACAGTCACCTTGTCGGAGTTCTGACCCTTGCGGTCAGCCCGTGCAATGCACTGAATATATTGCTCCACGCTCATCAGTGGGCCAAAGAACACCACCGTGTCCGCAGCAGTCAACGTGATCCCGTGCGCCGTAGCCTGCGGCTGCATTACCAATACGCGCGGCTCGGGTTCGTGTTGAAAGCGGTGAATGATGTCAGCGCGTTTGTTGGGTGTGATACCGCCGTGGATACATTCGTTGGGTATGTTCTTCTTGGTCAAGTGGGCCTGTATGGTGTCGATGCTAGAACGAAACAGCGCAAAGATAATTACCTTGCGTGTAGTCTCATCCAAGATCTCTTCCAATACACCAAGGCGTGGGGCGGCATCGAACTCAACCACTTCTTTATCGTCGGTATATACAGCGCCACAACTGATCTGTAATAGTTTGGATACACCAGCGGCAGCGTTGACTGCGCTGATCGTCTCGCCTGCGGCTTGCACCAGCATCCGGTCTTTGAGCAAGTTGTAGTACTTGGCTTGCTGTGGTGTGAGTGGCACTTCGCGTGTGGTGGTCAGTACTGGTGGCAAGTCAAGACACTGCGCCTTACTGAACCGTATGGCAGGTTGCAGGGCTTCATGCACCAGATCAGCAGCGTTTGCTTTTGCCGCCCACTTGTACAGCGTGACTTTGTTCATCACCTTATCGCGCCACGATGTAAAGAAGTTGGGTACGCCTTCGGGGTTAACGATCTTGGCCAAGCCGTAGGCATCTGCTGGTGACTGTGATGCAGGTGTGCCGGTCATCATCCATACGTGTGTGTTGGGTTTGATGATTGACTTGAGAGACTTCCATCTCCTTGTTGTCACTGTCTTGTATGCGTTGGCCTCATCAACAATAACTAAGTCGAAGCGGCCATCAGCGTTGATCTCATCAGCTATCAAGTTCAAGCCGTCGTAGTTGGTAATGACAAACTCATAGTCTTGTTGAATCATCTCGATGCGGCGACTAGCCTGCGAGTGGTGCGCGACAACGGCAGAGCGATGGATGATGCTGTTACTCAAGTCAGCCAGCCATGCAGACTGCATGATGGATAGAGGGCACAACACCAAACACCTACGCACTTCACCGCGTTGCATCAAATAGTCAGCCGCCCACAGCGCCGATAGTGTCTTGCCTGTGCCGGGTTCGGAGAACACAAACGCCTTGCGGTGCATGGTTAAGAACGCCGCAGTGTCCACCTGATGTGCCATAGGTTTGTAACGACCGGGCCACTTGTACTTGCGTGTGATTGGCGAGGGCACATCCTTCACGCCGAGGTTGCGTAGCACCCTGCACTCGTCTAGTCCCCAATAGACAGCGACATCGTACCCACCGTCATCACGTTCAATGACTTTGTGTTTAGGAATGATGCTGTACTTTTCGGGGGTTCTAGTTCGGAATATCAGTGCCTTGTCTTCAAGGATTTCCAAGTTGCTTCTCCATTGTTTTATTTGTTGTCGCCTTGATTGGCTTTCTTAGCACGCAGTCTCAAGTTACCTGTCGTGGACTTACCACCTGCTCTTAGCGGCTTGATGTGGTCGATGTCTTTACCTGTGCGGTCGATGCCTTTAGCGTCATAAGCCTTGCGTGCTCGTTGGCGCTCTGATTGGTCGGAGCCGGGGCCGGACTTGCCGGTCTCCAAGTCACGCTTGTATTCAGCTTTGTAATCTCTAACTCGTTTAGTAGCCATTGTTTGCCTCTCTGACTTTGTTCAGTAAATCTACAACACGTAGTGGGGTTTGCGCGGTGCTTTCGTTTTGACTCATTACGTCCTTGATTAAGCGTAGTGCCAACACTGTTGCACACTCTGCGTGCATGATGATATGCCCGTATCCTTCAGCGGAAAATGTTTTATTACGTATCCCCACATGGCCATCGTGCTCCACCGCAAAGTCTGCTATGCCTACAGGTTTGTGGCACACATGGCACAGTGTTGCATTGCCAAGAGCGAGTTGATTAGGGTTTATAGCTGTCATAATTTTTCTTTCAATGTTTTGGGTTGAACTCACACGTTTTAACTGGACACCACGGGCACAGCGCAGATGACTTGGGGTTCCATACGCCGGATGCAACACAGGCTTCTAGCTTGGCTACACGCTCGCGGTAGTTCCACCACTCAGCCTCCGCATCGCCCACCACCATGCTGTGCTTAACCATATCATTCTTAACCACGAACAGCAACGCTGAGTTGATCTTCCTGATATGCGGGAAGTGCTTGAAAACCATCAAAGACATGAGTTTCAACTGGTCGCGGTCAGGGTATTTATTGTTGCCCGTTTTGTAGTCCACCACCCACGCTGTAAGGTTTTCGTCATCAATGATGAGCAAGTCGGCAATGCCTCGCACCCATCTGTCCTTACTGTGGAAGTCGCAAGGTTGTAAGTCCTTGGTCAACCCCATCTCATGCTCACACAGCTTCCTGCCGGGCTTGGCAATCAACGCATCGAGTACTCCTCGGGCGTACTCAAACTGTGGGGGCAGGGGCGTGCTATCTCGGATATACAGTTCAGCAGCAGTATGAAATTCCTTGCCGTAATATGTAGCCTCAGTTTCCTGAAAAGGAAAGTTGTTGAGAACCTTGACCTCATGATACCTGCGTGGGCATCCTTCAAAGTCTTTCAGGGCACTGTGGCTCCACGTTACTGTTTTCATTAGAATCTCGCTGAGTTGATTGCAATACTTAAGCGTTTAGCAAATCCTTCTACGAAGTCTTCGCGCTTGTTGAGCTTGTGTTCTTCCATGTCACGCAGAATAGCGTGGACTAGCTCGTGCCAAAAAGTTTCTCTGACATCATCGAGACTGAACTTGCGCCCAGTCATGCCGTTGCGTAGCCCAAGCTTAATCTTCTGCTCAAGATACATAACGCGCCCCATGTCTAGTTTGTCTTGCATAGCTTCGACAACTTCGACTGAGTACCACTTCTCCCCAATTCGTACTTTCTTTGGCAGTGTTAGTTCTGTCATTGTTTTGCTTCTCCATATCTACGGTGCGCACCACCGTCAGCGGCGAGGGGTATCCCCTGCATATAACTCGGCTCCATAGTCATCTGCGCCAAGACCCAAGTCTTAGCAGCAGCAACTTCTTCATCCGGCACTAACACGATCTGTTCATCATGCACAGTACCAACCACGGGGTACTTCTTCGTTACCCGCAACATTCCATCAGTCATGACGATACGCGCAACAGCCTGTGTTACGTTATTCGTTATCTTCCCTGCATACAACTTGGTAGCGTTTGGCCCGTATACCCACTGGCTCCTACCTTTCTCATCCTTCTCGCGTCGCAACTGCGGGTAGAGCAAGCTCATCCCGTTTGGTAATTCTATACGTTCTTTGCTGAATGTCAAACACTTGTACTTGTATATCCTGCCGCCGTATAAGCTGGACTCAATCAGGCCGGAACACATATCCCAAAAAGTAGCCACGGGGTGGGCAGTGGCGCGGTAGATGTCAATGATTTTCTTGGCGGCAAGGCAGTGGGTCAGTAGCTCTTGGTCGGTGCAGGTGTGTGGAATCTCCAGCATCTTGGTCACGTTGTCTTCCCAATCAATGAACCGCTGCGCGTACTCCTGATCTACACCTAGCGTCTTGGCAAAAGCTTTTTCATAACGGACTGGCGGCGCACCAAGGAACCCCACAAGAAGCTGGGACGCGAACGATGCCCAACCGAGACCATACCCGCAACCCAAGAGCGCACTTTTCGCAGACTGCCGGAGGTCGGGATGCGAGTCCTTACTAAGTCCGGGTATGTTAAACATCTGCGCTCCGAACGCCGCGTAAGGGTCACCACCTGACCTGAAGATGTCAAGCATCTCATGGTAATCCGAAAGCCACGCGAGTACTCGCGGTTCAATTTGTGAGAGGTCACCGACGACCAAACTGTACCCTTCGGGAGCCATAATTGCTTTGCGTAGGAAACTACCTCGCTTGAGGTTCTGCATGTTGATTGCACTTCCCTTTGCCGCCGTCCAGCGTCCCGAGAGAGCGCCATAATACGAAAGCGGAACCGGTAATTTACCGCGCTGGCTAATATCAAGGAAGCGTTGCGCCCTTGTACGTTCTGTTGTTGATTTAACTTTAAGGCGTGCTTCACAAAGGAGGGCAACATCTTCACGTTCACCGTTGAGCAGCGCTTGGAAGAGGGCATCATTCTTCGCAAGAGCAAGGGTTTCTTTGCCGGTAGTTTTACTAACCTTAGTCGGGGCAACAACCCCGAGGCTTTGAAGTATGTTTGCAAACTTCGGGTTCGACGCAAGCTCAACTTCTTGTATGCCGAGTCTCTGTAATAAACCTTCACGTGCTTCTCCTTCTTCTGTCAGTGCTTGTATCAGCATCTTGTGGTCAAGCTCAAGGTACGGTCGTGTGTACATCTTGAGCGTCATGTCAATCAAACGCAGTTCGGATTTTGGATATCCAACAACGAGTCGCTTGAAAATCTCTTCGCACAGGTACACATCATGGGCGCAGTACTCGGCAAGTTCTCTCTCAATCTCAGGCGATATTGATGCGAGGCCATCTGTGCTGTTGACAGCCGTTCCTTTAGGCTGAAGTCCGAAGTCGAGCGCCAGCTTCGCGAGACTGTTCCCCACTTCCACGCCGCGAAGAGCGCGTCCCATTGATAGTGTGTCGAATATAAAGGCTGGGTGAGAATCGTAGACCCACTCAAGGATGGATATATCGAACTGTGCGTTATGCGCAAGCACGGCTGTTCGTCCCCAGTCGATTCCCGAAAAGAATTCAGGTAGTCCATCTCCTCCCACCCACTCAATTGCCTCGCTGCTTCCGTACTCATGGACACAAGCGCCGAAAGATATGAACCTTTTATCACGTATGTACTCCTCAGTTGTCATCTTGGATAGCGTGTAGTCACGCTTGTCCCACCGAGTTTCAAAGTCGATGGTCAGTATCCTGTCAAATGGTTTCGTCAATTAAATGCCTCCTTCGGTGGTGCGCCAACCATATTTAAATGGCCAAAAAATTCATTTGCTTCGATGAGTAACTCCGCAGCTTCCATGTCATCGGTGTTCATGGTGATGAGTCCTGCCATCTCCCCCTTCGACTTGACGAGCAGCACCGCTTGGTCTGGGTCGGGGCCGTAGCATTTCGACAGACACATGATTACCATCTTGAAGTGCTCGCGCTCTTCGTCGTTCATCAAAGCAAGTCGTCTTTCGAGTGTTTGTTCATCCATATCAATTCCTCTCTAAGTTGTTCTATATTTTCTTCATAAATTACATACGCTTCCCCGCCGGCGTTTAGTATGCGGTTGAGTTCGCGCTCCTGTAGTGCTGTGGGTTTGTTGTTACCCGCTTTGCACTCTATACCAATGAATCTACCACTGTGACACGCAATGATGTCAGGTATACCAGCCCTACCCATACCATTTTGCATAGGCGAGAAGTGGTATACATCTAACCCATCAAGGATTGCCTTGACTTGTTTCTTAACCTTGGCTTCTGGTGTCATTGCCATTTGCTTTCCTCTCGAATCTACTGTCTTTCAAAAATGACCGCAGCCATTTACCTTTGCCAAGTTTTACCCACTCTTCGTACTCGCTCTGTGTTAACTGCGCGCTTACGCCTCTGCCGTTCTTGGTCATCTCACGCTTCTTTGGTTTCAGCATCTATGCCTTTCTGATGGAATGGTGCGTGCTCATCAAGGTAGTCCTTGAGTAGCTTCAAAAAGCCTACCTCTACGCAAGCGCGTACCTCTGCGGGTTCAAAGTCACAAATGATGGTCATTGTGCCATCCTCATTCTCAACAACGGTTTTCACTATCATGCTTCTCTCCTTCTCTTTTGTTTAAAAAAATTAAGCCACACTTGGTGCATTTCCAAAGCAATCCTTGCTCTACTACCACGCTGCGCTCACCGTAGATGCCGCGCAGTTTCCCAAAAAATGTTTTGATTTGTTCAAGCACTGTTCTTCTCCTTCAGCATGTGTCCAACTGCGTAAATCAAAGTAAGCGGTGTGTCACTGTATTTCCAAGCAAGCAGAAGGTGTTCACCTTTATTAAGCCCCGCCCATGCAGGTTGTTCAGCTTCTTTGAGTGCCTTGATTAAACCAAAGGACGGAATAATCTTTGGGTCTTGTTTTATAGCTTCTAAGGTTTCAATAGCTGTGCGTAATGCTTCAGCTTGTGTCATGTGTTCTTCTCCTTGAGTTTGGCTTCTGCCGCAACAAGCAATTCTTCCCAACTATATTGAGCCGCCGCAAATTCATACCTATCCTCATCCGTCAGCCCTACCCACGGCTTCTTGTATTCTTGGATGTCATCGTCTTCAACACGCATTGCCGCTCTCACCGCCTCCATGCGTTGCTTGGCTTTGCGCTCAATCTCGTTAAACGCTTCGTCTTCTTCATTCATCTTTGTCCTCCATCCATGTGCCATCAAGCCATGCGTCCAAGCGCCTATGCAATGAGGCTCGGTTGCGCTCACCTACAGTTAGCCCGTTGTCAGTCTTCAACGGATTGGTCAGTAACTTTCCAAATCCATCTTCTGCGCTGAACTCAATGCGTTGATTGGATGATTTGATACCAATCATGCACATAGGCATCGCAAATCCATCAACCAATGCTTCTTCTTTCTCATTCATCATCAACCCCCTTCTGAAATACGTACAGCGTCCAAATTAACACCGCGCCGAATGCCACTACGACAAACGCACCGAACATCATCAACATAAATGTTACAGCTACATCCCACATATCAGCCTCCGAAGTATTTGCCAAGCTCTATGTACAGGGCGTGTGCCTGCTTCAAGCCAATGTTGTTGATGACTGTATCTGCATCCCACACCAGCTTCACCGTAGGCTGCGGACTGAGCGCGGCAATGCCCTCGCCTCGTGTAGCTTTGGCTTTCTCTATAACTTGCTTGGCGCGTATCGGTTTAAGTTTTGCCTTTGCTTTCATAGGAACATACTCGGCTACCGCTACAGAGTAACGGTTATTTTCATCCCTAGTGCATAGCCCACTTTTAATGAACTGCGTAAGCAATGAGCCAACAGAGGCTGCCTTGTACCCCCGCTTTTCTAACGCCCTACACACATCCCCTGATGCTGACTTGGGGTTGGTTTTGATGTACTCGAATGTTGCGCGTGTCACGTTGTTAGTGACATTGAAATATGGTTTTGTTTCCACTTGGTTTTCCTGTTGTTGATTATCTAATTCCCATTCGCTGAGTATTCCACTCAGTGCAGTTTTGATGTCTGTCATTGCGTTCTCCTTTGTTAAAAAATGTACCTCGCCGTAGCGAGGTTGTCAAGTGTTAGACAAGTTAGCGGGTACTATCGGTGTACTCAATTGCCCAGCCTAGCGCCTCGAATACAAGCTCGATACTGACGTCGGGTAAGTCTTGGTGTGTGACTGTTGCAGTCTTGCTCTGCTTGTTGATACGCACGACGGTGTTGGAACGAGGGATGCCCCAAGTGGCGTTGTCTGAAAGACTCGTCAGAACGAGCGACAGCCAGTGCTTTGAATTCTCCATACCCTCGTGGGTGTTCAGGTCGTAGTTGGTTTGGTTCATTTGTGTCAGGTCTCCATACAAAAAGGTCAAGCGCCAGCACTAGGATGGCGCACAGGTAGGTTAGTTTCATGGGTTGTTTCCTCAAAATCTAAATCAACACCAACGAAGTACAACAATCTGTTGTCACTCAATCGCAGTCGTGTGTAGTTGTAGCGTGGGTCATCGCAGTTCTCGGTGTTGCCCTCCAGCTTAGCACCGAGTAGCTCTTCAGCACCGATGTAATGCTCACCTACATATTGCTCATGTTCAAGCACATCTTCAAACGCAGGGACAGCAAGCCCATCCTCCGCTAAATCACTTCGCATTTGTACTTTCATTTAATTCTCCTCGTGGTATTGAGCAAACGTAATTCTGCATGAGCAGTAGTGGGGTGCAATGAAGTCACAGTTGTCAAGGGCTATCGCCCTAGCTTCGATGTCAGCATCGGCTATGAACTCGGCGCTCTTGATGTTATGCACCAAGGCATGGTTGTCATCAAAGAACTCGATGTCCCCAAAGATTACAAATCGTTTCATTCTGTTTCCTCCTCATAAGTTACTGACTCACTCAACACATACCCCAGCGTCTTGGCTAGGGACTCAAGCGCAGGCGCACACATGATGTATGCGCTCTCATCGTAAAAGGTTGCCACCTCATGCGCGCCTGCTGGCGCTTCAAAATAAACTTTAATTTTCATACTTCCTCCACTTGTAAAATAAATTCTTCGGCGTGGACTAACTTAGAGTCCTCATCCCCTGTGTACTCCTCCTTTGCTACTTGCTTTGCGTGTTCCTCGTCATCCGCAAGGACTTCTAGAACATAAACGTGGTGCTCTATGCGAGCGTATTGAACTTGGTATTTCTTCATGTTGCTTCTCCCATTTGTTTAATTGATTCTTCAATGTTGTGTGTACTCATGTGCGCGTAGTCGGCATGAACTCCGACGCTCTCTCCCGCATGGACACAGTCTTGCAAAAACAAAACTACATCGTCAATGCCTAGCCAATTCAAAATGTCCCAAACTGTTTCTTCGTATCCATCTACGCTAACAGTCAGATGTTCAGCAAACGCTTTGCGTATGCTTTCGGTTGATGGTCTTTTCATTTACTTCTCCTTTAAGTTGCGTCTAAAAATTCACCATCGTTGTCAAACAAGACGTAACGAATGGCGTAGCTACTATCGAACAGGGTGGCGGTGGCGTGTACAGCCTCAAGAATATCCGCCAACGCACCGCCCATATCAAACAGTGTCTGGCACTCAGTTTCAATCCCTGTTATCTCTTGTATCCCGCCCATCTTCACGGCTTCGGCATACGATGTGTACTTGCCTGCTTTATACATACATAATCTCATGTTACTTCTCCTTTGGTTTAAAAAATGGGGGTCGCCGACCCCCGCATACACCCGTCAGCTTCAGACAAGCAGAGCAGGCAGGGTATTCTTTACAGGCGCGTGCTTGCGCTCCCAGTTGAGGTAGTAGGCAA